AAGAATGAAGGCTACAATACAGGAAGCTAGGAGGCTTAGGATGTGCAACCAAAACTGATCAATCTTTTTTGTTCTCATATTATCCGAGGTTAGTTAGAAATTCTCTCCAGGTTGGTACACGTTCGTAAACTTGGCCCATGTCCATTTTAGCAATTTCAAATTCAATCCAACGTTCTTTCATTGGGATGTCGTCAAATGTTCCGTTCTTTTCAATCTCTTGGACAGCCATGTTATAAACACCGTTAGCCTCTGGATCTATAAGGCCCATCCGATACCTTAATTTACTCTTCTCCTGCTCTAAGATTTCAAGTGGAGTATTCACCAATGTATAGACTAATTTACCACCCTGACAGCCTGGAATCAAATCCCAATAGCCATTTAATTGATAGGCGTAATTTTTATTTATCGGTTTACGGAACACATCAAAGAAGGTGAAAATATCCCAGCTACATTTAATGTCCCTGACTATGTTCGCGTGAATTAAATCCGGAGTTCCAATGATAAATTCATTCTCAAATACTTCAATGTTCTTTTTGAAGAACGTCGACTGGGCTAAACTGTATAAACTTATCCCCTCTTCCTCCTGAGCTAGACCTTTTTCGATGTATTTATTCGTATCTGGTTTGGTGCGGCCGTACTTCTTACCTATCCATATTTTGAGCAACTCCCCTTTGCAGGTTTCAGATAGGCCGCTACCAGAACGCGGGTTGGTCATTAGGCTCCCAAGCGACGAACAATGAAATTTGCAATCATTAAAATTCATAGATTTTTCGCTTTCTTTTTAATTGTTTCTGAAAGATTGATTAACTCAGAACCAAGCCATCCAAGCAACTCGAGGCTTTCAGGGCGCTTAACTTCAGGGAATTTAAATGACTTGATACTATCCGCAAGTGATAAAATCTTTTCTTTGTCAGGCCGTAATGCATCTTGTCGATCTGCCTCCATTTTAGCAATGCGGTCATTCTCAATCTTTTGTTCGGCCTCACGCTTTGATTTTATTTCAGCCTCAATCTTGGCCTTTTCGGTCGCTTCTTTTTTGGCTTGCTCCAGTTCGGCTAAACGTTTCTTATCTGCCTCATCTTTTGCTTTCTGCTTCTCATAAGCGATTCTTTCACATTCAAGTTTTTCACGCTCTTTGCGAATTACTTCAGTTTGCGCTATTATGGCCTCTTGTCGCTCCTGTTCTTGCTTGGCTAATTTCCACCTTTTGGCTTCATGTTCGGCCCTTTGTTTTTCGAGTTCGATACGCTGGAACTCTAGTTGTGCGGCCTCTTCTTTGCGTTTAATTTCCTCCTGTAGCTTTTTTTCTTGCTCTTGATTGAAATCAATCTCAGCCTGGGTGAGCAGTTCATTAAACTTCTCGTCAGATATATTCTTAGCTTGGAAGAAATCAATAGCTAAACCAAACTTAGATAATGCGTTTACTCTACCCTGAACGCGCTCAGATTCAATACGTTCGCGCTCTAACTTTAAACGTTCTTTTTCGCGCTCAATCTTAACCTCTTCAGCATATAGGGCGTCCTCGGTGGGCTCAATAATAGCAATCAATTCTTTTTCACGCGCAATAACTGTTTTTTGAAATCGGAAGGCTGACTCACGTAATTCCTTAGCGTCTTTTTCAATTTGTACACGTTCAGACTTTAAAATCTTACGCGCTTCGGATACTTTTCTAAAGCCATCACGGTCATCAATACCATTAATCTTTAGACCAGTATAGTCATTTGCTAGTTTTTTCAAACCCTGCTCACGAACATCTAATATTTCTAAATCATTTTTCATTTTGCAATTCCTCCATTTTAGTTTTCCAGGCTACCATCTGGTTTTCATGGACGTGTTCTACAATCGCCTCTAGCTGCTCCTGAGTCTTAGCGTCCGCTATCATCAAATTTACCCGCTCGTATTCCTTCAATCTTCTTACCTCCTCCTGGCTTACCTCTGTGTGCTGTACGTCTAAAATTTCCTCCCGTGTCTGCATACCCATCATTATTTCCGGGGCGAACAGACGGCCAAAGAAAGCGGCAGAGCGGTAACGAATCATTAGTTCAGGCATGGTTTTCCACTTACTACCGTTTTTGTCCACCCAGCCTTCAAGTTTTGCCATTTTCATCGTTACCGCCGGCCCCTCGATCCTCTCCGTCTTACCCTTTTCGGTAGTCCACGCAACGCAAGAGAGATCCTCACCACTTCCGGTTACCTCAAATCTGAGGGGCTCAAACCGCTTACAGGAATTTATAGCTGAAATGATAAAAGTCGATGACCAAGAAGGTTTGCCATGAACGATATAAAGATTCTGCATCACCATCAAGGGACTGGCCCCAATCCGGTTTGCCATCTCCAAAGCAATCATTGTATTCTGAATGTTGCCCTGAAACTCCTTTGGGATCAGCGACGATGAGGACAACATTTTAGCGACCCGTTGCGCATGTTCAAAAGTATCCGTACTGAATGCGCTACCGTTCGGGACGTTTGTAAGTTCGGTTTGTTCCATATCTTTAATGTTCAGTAATTAAACTTTTCACCGCCTCCATTTCACCCTCAATCTGTAGCAGTAGATTCCTTGCGGCCCCTATGTTGATATGCTCATCCACGGACATCGATTCGCGCATCTCCATTTTGTTTATGATGGCGTTCAGGTTTCCGATAGCGGTCTCTAAAGGAATTTTCATCCGCTCGATTGCCGCGTGTGTGTTATCTTTTGCAACCGTGACGGCTACTTTGGGGTAGTGGGTCATTAGTTTGTTTCGTTTTGTTGAGACAAAGGTAGTACAATAACTGATATTGGTACTACAAGGTTTAAATTTATTATTTGCGAAAATTGCAACTAATATTTTTGGTGGTTTGGTAGTACGGTACTACATTTGACGTATGAGAACAAGGAAAATACAAAGCAAAGTAGAGCCGGAACTCGAAACGCACGTACAAAAGCAGCCTGACTATAAAGGTATGTCGGATTACATCAGAACCTCAATTGCCCAACGTAGTAAGTTTAAGGTTAAAAAAGAAAAAGTTTAATTCACCCCCCTACCAGATATGACCTCTATACGTCCCCGATCTAAGAAGAGAGCAGCCCAAGAGCGAAAATATATCAAGCTCAGAGATTGGTATTTGGAAGAAAATCCGATTTGTGAGGTCAAAGGATGTCATTCACACTCAGTTGATGTGCATCATAAAAAGGGGCGTATTGGTGAATTATTAACTGATTTCAGATACTTCTTAGCGGTCTGTCGGCCACATCATAACTACATTGAACATCACCCAGAAGAATCTAAAGCACACGGATATTCACTAAGTAGATTAGCAAAACTATGACAACAGAAGAAACCAAATTACCACGCCACATCAACACGGCGGTCACAGCGATTCAGAAGCAGATACAAACCTATGAGAAACAGCGTAAAAAAATATCTGCAAAAATTCATGCTTTGACGAACAAAGAAGCATCGCTTGGACTTGATATTGAAGGCCTTCAGGAGCAGATTACCAAACTAAAAGGCTAAATAAACTATGACAAAATTAATTGAAACACATCCCGAACTTGAGGAGTTAATCAATGAGTACAAAACTGAAACCGTAGCCGAAGAGGCTTTGAGAATGTTGGAACCGATACCTGAGGATGACTGGTGCATTTGTCATTTTTTAAACGAACAAGGTAAAAGTTGCGCGCTTGGTCATTGGGTCAAAATAAAAACAGGATTTTTGGATAGTTGTATTGGCGACCGTTATAATCAAAGCCTTCGAATTGCATCGGTTGGGTTCCTTCAAAATATGGATATTTCTAAGGTGAATAACGGACACCACGAGTCCTACAAACAACCAACTCCGAAGCAACGAACAATTGCCCTTTTGAACGACATGATAAAAGCAGGATACTAATGCGTTTCAAACTACACATAACCCCAAACACCGTCAAACTTGACAATCAGGTACTTGATGAGACCACAGTAGCCAACATCGCCGCCGCCTCAACAGTAGTCCAGAGACTAAAAGACGGCCTGATTTTGGAAACAAACTTGAACAGAAAAGGAGCGTGGAGACTGCCATTACAGCTTTTGAGTAAACTTTATATTGTGATTGTCCTAACAAGTTGCTCAGGCGCATATTGGGAAACCAACAAACACACCGTATCCGGAAGGCATAATTACTACCGCATGGGCTGGCCCCAGGTGACGAATTGCAAAACCTACAACGAACTCCCCACTAAGCAGATGACTTTTAAGCGTTACACCTATTGGAAACCTTCGAAATAAAGTAACTTTATACCATGTGCTGCCCTAAAGAAGAACAGAAGACAATCTACAATCAAGCGGCCCAGGTTGCTAGAGGTTGGTATTACCTCGCGGCTGGTGTCAATGATGAACTCAGCGCAGCCAGGATGAAGTTTTGCTATAATTGTCCTCACCTTGTTGGCGGACTTGTTTGTAATTTATGTGGCTGTGAAGCGCATGCAAAAACTAGGTTGCCAGAACAACAATGCCCTGACAAACCACCACGATGGCTATCCCAAACACCACCAAATGAACAGCAAAAAACTACATAAGATCAAGCGTATAGCAATCGGCACGTTAGGGTTATTCGTCTTAATCAACCTGACGATAATCATCCTAAAAGTCCTTTTTATTTACGCTTCATGGGTTTGGAAACTAATACTTTAGTTTCCACGTGGAGCTATTTAAATATTTTTCGTACCTTTATTTTATGGTAAACATACCCGTAAGTCATACGCAAGAAGACCACGGCACTGCGAGAGGTGCAAGAGGAGCCCAGGTAAAGTACAGTACCGGGCTTTTCGTTTTATAAACAATTTATGGCAGCCCCGGCAGGTAATCGATTTTGGGAATTAAGAAGCAAGCACGGCAGGGATAAATTGTTCGAGACGCCTGAAATGCTATGGAAATCAGCTTGTGAATATTTTGAGTGGTGTGAAGATAACCCACTCATTGAGTCCAAACCCATGTCTGTTTCCATTGGCAATAACCAAGGCTCAAGCATAGAAATGGCTGAGGTGCCAAAAATGAGGGCCTTTACCTGGGATGGCTTGGAGTTATTCATTGATGTTTACTCACTTAGGGATTATAAAACTAACCCAGAGTATAAAGATTTTTCACAAGTCATAGGCAAAATTGAGAAAATCATTTACAATCAGAAGTTTACAGGCGCGGCGGCTGGGTTCCTTAATCCCAATATCATCGCTCGTGATCTTGGTTTAGCTGATAAGGTTGATCAGAAAAACGAAATATCGGGAGCATTACAATTCACAGGCTTTCAGATAATCAAACCAAATGATCCAAACAGGTCGGAAGTTCACCCATGAGCCAAACTACAAACAATTTATTTGCCTTGAACTCCTTTACGACTTCTTCACAAAATACATTTACTTCGGTGGTGGCGCAGGCGGCGGAAAGTCTTGGGTAGGCTGCGAATGGCAGGCGGCAATGTGCCTTAATTTCCCTGGAGTGCGGTATTTTATGGGCCGTGAGCAGCTTTCAAGCCTCAAGGACTCCACAGTTAAGACGTTCTTTAAAATGGCCAATTATCATGGGATTTCTGAGCAATTTAGGTACTATGAACATTACTCATCAATACGATTTCATAATGGATCAGAGATTTCCCTTCTTAATCTTCAATTCCTTCCAGGTGATCCTCTTTTTGAGCGCTTTGGTTCAACTGAGTACACAGGTGGGCTTATCGAAGAGGCGGGGCAAGTCCATTTCAATGCCTTTGACACGCTAAAATCAAGAGTAGGCCGTCATTTGAACGAGCAGTACAACATACCTAAAAAGGTTTTAATCACCGGCAACCCTAAAAAGAATTGGACCTATCACACATTTTACAAGCCCTGGAAAGATAACAAGCTAGAGGCAGGGTACGCGCTAATTCAAGCGTTGGCCTTTGAGAATACCAAGATTGACCGTGGTTATTTGGAATCATTGGACGACATAAAGGATCAGATTCTTAAAAAGCGTTTGAAATATGGGGAATGGGAGTATGAAGACGATCCTTTGTCCCTGGTTACCTACGATAAGATCCTAGACATATTCACCAATGATTTTGTATCCTCAGGCACCAAGTACATCACCGCAGATATAGCCCGTTTCGGAGCGGATAAAACCATCATCCGGGTGTGGGATGGCCTTCGGGTGGTCGAAAGAATTGAGCGAACCAAACTGAAAATAACCGAATCCTCGGAGCTCATCAAACAAACGGCCAACAAATACAAAATACCTATGTCCCAGGTCATGGTCGATGAGGATGGTATCGGTGGCGGTGTGGTCGATATTCTTAAATGCAAGGGGTTTGTAGCTAACTCAACACCATTGATGGGGCAGAACTTCGACATGCTCAAATCTCAATGCGGTTACCGGCTTTCAGCGCTTATCAACAACAATCAAATCTTTGAACGTGAGGCGTCACCAGCACAAAAGGAAGCATTGATTGAAGAAATTGAGCAACTAAAGAAAAAAGGCGACGAACAGGACAAAAAGAAGGGCATCATGCCAAAAGAAAAGATCAAAGACCTAATAAACAGAAGCCCTGACGACTTAGATACCTACATCATGCGAGCTTATTTCGAGATTGTACCAATTGTACAGCCGTCAAGCGGAAGCTGGTAATGGTACGTGTAACCATCAACGGCACTGAGTACAAAATAAAAACCGCATGGGAAGAAGTCAACATTGAAAAACTACTCACCCGTCAGACGTTCAGAGACGAACTTGAGCATGTTTCTGATATTCCACGTGAAACAATCAACCTATTAACCGACGATCAACTATTTCCCTTCTACACATTAACTTCTTTCCTAGACGACATGGAAGCTTTCGAGCCTATTGAATCGGTCAGTGTTGCGGATTCAAAATACGAACAGTTAGAGCTTGCCAAGCGGTACCTAAAAGAAGGGAGACAGTTTCAAAAAGTGTATCGTGTGGGGCAAGTTTACTACCCGGATCTAAAAAATACGTCCGAGTTATTGGGGCATGGTATTAATATTATCGGTCAAATAGCTACCTTCCTAGCGAATTATGAGGAAATGATCAAGGAACCAGTGGAACCAGATCATGAAGCGGCAGGCATAGAAGAGTTAAGCGCATTCGGGGCATTTGGGACCGCGTTTTCACTGGCAGGGGAAGATATTTTAAAGCTTGACGACATTATGGAGACATCAGCGTTAAGGATTTATACGGCTTTGTATTTCAATTGGAAGAAGAGTAAATTTCAACAACGATTGATGGACATTAAGCACCCCAAGAAGACATAAAAAGTGCCCTGAGGCTCGAATTTGCGAGAGTTTTAAACTAATAATATAGTTAATGTCATATCTTAAAACTGTTTCTGAACTCCGCGCAGTGGCCGCCATTGTGAACCCTGACGGGACTTTCGACCACGGCAAAAAGGTTGACTTTAGCCAGAACTTTGACAAGCCATTCCCCGCTATTTTTCTTTACCCTTTCGAAATACGCGATCCGGAAGATTCTTTTCTTGACACCTCCACGTTAACGTTAGGTTTCTGGATGCAGGACCGGCCCGATACTTCGGTTTACGAACGAGAAACAATCATAGGTCAAATGGATCTACTTTGCACTGCATTTATGACGCAACTGAAGACAAACAATTTAATCTCAGTGACCGGTGTAGTGCGGGAGCCACAATATCAATTCCACCAAGCTACAGTTTCAGGGTTCGCGGTACGATTCCAGTATCAAAATTTTACCCCATGCGTTGATCCATGACCGCCTATCAATCCATAGTTAAAGGTCACCTGGTTGATCAGTTCAGGAAGGGCAAATTAATCACTGACCAAGTAGTTTTGCAATCTTCGGAACGTGAGTTTATTATTACCCTGGCTTTAGAATTCGACTACATTCCCGTCTTTGGGGCGCACATGGACAACTACACTACCTTTGTAGGAATAAAACTCTTTCGACCATGCTGATTCTAACCGCCAAAAGCATCATTGAAGACTTCGCCATCGGGGTGATCGAAGGGATTAAAGACAACATCCGTAATAAACAAGTAACTCCATTTGGTGCGGTTCATTCTTCAGGTCACGCAGAGGATTCATTGTTCTACCGGATCACAGACAATGGGCTAATCATCGGTTCGTCGTGGGCTTACATAACTGTTTTAGAAGACGGCCGCAAGCCCGGAAAGTTTGCTCCACCTGAGGTTATAGAAGGATGGATTGAAGATAAGCCCCTACCCGTTCAAAGTAATTCTGATTTCAAACAGGCGTTAACTAAACAGTCTTTGGCCTTCCTGATAAACCGATCGCTGAAAGAAAAGGGTTCTTTGATCTATCGGCAGGGGGGTCACAGCGGGATACTATCAGAATTCACTTCCCAGGAATACGTACATGAACATTTAACGTTACCTTTGAAGGAGGCAGCGATAAAGTATATTACAGGAATTTTATTTAAAGCAGCATGAGTTTAAAAACATTAATGTACTTACGTAAGTGGATAAGTCAAGATGTTAAAAGCTTGTCGGTAGATGATCCGCGTTTCAAAATTAAGGTCAGACAGCTACTTTTGATAAATAAGAAGATAACAGATATGGCTAGTGCAATTGGCCGTCAGTCCACACCAATAGGAAATTATCATGGCGGTTTTTGAGTTTTGGCGAGACATCACAGTAGGATCACCGGACGACACGGTGGGGCGGTTTCGTTATGATACGAGCGACGACAGCATAGCCTTCGATTCATTCACCGTCGGCACCGGCGTACTAGGTCCTATCCATCCTTCTGCCGGAACTGTGATGTATCAGGAATGTCAGGGGCTTGACCTGGTTCAATACAAATCTACGGGAGGCCCGATATCCATTAACAAAGTTACACTAACGGATTCGCCTACATGTTGCACGCTAGCGTTGTCAGACTTCAACATCGTTCGGACAAACAATACTGTTTTACTCACTCCCAACGGGACGATATTGATCACTGCGCCGGTATTAGACATCGCAGATTACGAAGCTAGTATTGACGCAGGGGCAAATTGGGTAACACAAATCGGAAGTGTGATTACCTTCGAAGACTTACCCGCAGGATCGTACACGGTTATAATTCGATCCGTGGCCGGGGTGTGCTCTGTGACTACCGTGATTACGGTAAGCGATCAAATCACCTACCCTCCTTTAATTGTTTCAGAATCCACACAGCCCCCGCTATACTCACCTATTTTTTATCCAATAACGTTAGGGTTCACCCTGGATAACAACACTGCCACAGTGAAGCAGGACGG